AAACCCACCCGTGTTCTCGATGTTTGAAGCTGAGACAGTGCTATAAGTATTTGTAGTTGTGATTGCCCAGCCACTATACGAAGTATTCCAACCTACAACATAGTAGTCAATCTCGGCACCCCCAGAAGCTTCGGACGCTGTCCACTCAAGGCTGACTGATCCATCTTGGTTTACAACTGCTGAAAGATTGGTTGGTTGCGTTATGGAGGGGGTAGCCTCTTCTGCGGCTTGGGCTGGTTCGAGTATACCGAATACAGGCAAAAAAGCCAAAGAAAGCGCTGCAATAGCACGTAATGACGTATTAATGTCATCCTCCTAGTTTGGGGTAGCTGGGAATGTGTTGTAATACTATTATACTAGGAGTTTAAACAATAAAAGGGGCATAGCCTAAGCCATGCCCCCTAATATTTGCTTATTTAATTAAAAGTCCCAATCTTCGTCTTCTGTACTTTCATGCTTGGCGATTACATAAGAAGATCCAGAACCCGAAAAGAAGTCGTGGTTCTCGTCAGAGTTAGGAGATAGTGAAGAAAGAATTGCTGCGCTAACGTTTGTAGTATCTTTAGGGAATAATACTTCGAAGCCCAGGTTCATAAGTGCCTTGTTGGCGTTGTAGTGCAAGAACTTTTTTACGTCCTCGGTAAGACCGATGGGGTCATAGATGTCAGCTGTGTACTTAATCTCGTTCTCGTAAAGCTCCATCAGAAGGCTGTAGGCAAATGCCTTTAGCTCTTCCTTACGCTCTGTAGATTGCTCGTTGTAGGCTAGCTGAAATTTATAGCCAATGTAGTAGCCGTGTACCGCCTCATCTCTAATGATAAGTCTAATAAGATCAGCAGTGTTAGTTAGCTTTGCCCTAGATGACCAGTACATTGGTAGATAGAATCCAGAGTAGAATAGGAATGACTCTAACAGTGTAGAAGCAATCTTACGCTTTAGTGGATCATCTCCATTGTATAGATTAAGAATAATCTCAGCCTTCTTTTGAAGGTAGGGGTTGTCCTCAGCCCAACGGAAAGCATCATCAATATCATTAGTAGAACACAGAGTGGAGAACACGCTAGAGTAACTCTTTGCATGTACCGACTCCATGAACGCTATGTTGGTGATAACAGCCTCCTCGTGCTGTGTCCTAGCGTCTGGCAGGATGCTCATGGACCCAACTGTACCCTGAATCGTGTCTAGGACAGTAAGCCCTGTAAACACGCGCATCGTGAGCTGCTGCTCTTCTGGCCTTAGCGTACTCCAGGACTGAATGTCATTGGAAATGGGGACCTTCTCTGGCAACCAAAAGTTTGCAGTAAGCCTGTTCCATACATCGAGATCAATAGAATCTTCAATCTTGTTCCAGTTGACGGGTCTTGTTATAGCTGGCATGATACGCATCCTTCCATTTCTGTTCCTTCTAGCGCATTCTGTCTAATGCGGATATAGTAAATACTCTTAATTCCCTTTTTCCATGCGTAAATCTGTGCCCTGTTTACGTCACGGGTGGTTGCTGTGTCCTTGAAGAAAAGAGTAAGGGACATGCCCTGATCAATGTGCTGCTGTGCAGCTGCGTATACATCCACTACCTTTTCAGGTCCGATCTCATAAGCATCCATAAAGTATTCGCGGTTGTCGTTGGTTAGGCCTGGAGCTGGGTAGTAAACACGACCCATCTTTCCTTCCTTACGAATCTCAACCTGTGCTGCAATGGGATGAATTGAGCTAGTGGAGTTGTTTACGTAGCTAATAGATCCTGTAGGAGGAACAGCCTGGAGGTTTTGGTTGTATAGTCCATGCTCCATTACGGAAGCCTTCAGCTCTTCCCAGTCCTTTTTCTTTGGAAGCTTAACCTTTGCATCCTTGAAAATCTTAGCAACCTTCTCTGTAGCTGGCTCCCACTTCTGAGACGTGTACTTGTCAAAGAATGAACCGTCCGCATACTTAGAGTTCTTGAAGTTGTCAAATGGTGACTTGCTTTCAATAGCCAGCTTGTTGGACGCCTTAAGTGCATGGTACAGGACTGTCAGGAAGTAGATGTTAGTAAAGTCTATTGACTCTTCATCTCCATAGTGCATCTGCTCTTGACCAAAGTATCCATGCAGATTCATCTGTCCCAGCCCAATAGCACGAGACTTCTTATTGCCCTCTGCCACTGACATAACTGAGTCAATGTAGGATAGGTCTGACACTGCACTTAGGGAGCGTATGGCTACCTCAATTGTCTTTCCAAAGTCTGGTGATGCCATAGCATTAGCAATGTTTAATGATCCTAAGTTACATGAGATATCTTTTCCAATGTCCTTGTAGCTCATGTCATTGTTGTAGGTTGTTGGTGTATTGACCTGTAGGATCTCAGAACAAAGGTTTGACATGTTGATGCGACCCTCAATAGGATTTGAGTTGTTTGCGGTGTCTTCATACATGATGTATGGGTAGCCAGACTCAAACTGAAGCTCTGCAATACGTTGGAATAGATCTCTAGCCTTAATCTTAGTCTTCTTAATTCTTGAGTCGTCTACCATCTCCTGGTACTTCTCAGTGACTGATATGTCTGCCAGTGGAATACCATAAACATTCTCTACATCATAAGGAGAGAATAGGTACATATCTTCGTTAGTCTTAGCAAGCTCAAGGGTTATGTCTGGTACAACTACCCCGATTGACAGCGTCTTAATTCGAGTCTTCTCGTCAGCGTTCTCACGCTTGGTGTCTAGGAACCTCATGATGTCTGGGTGGTGAGCATTTAGGTAAACCGCACCTGCACCCTGACGAGCACCGAGCTGGTTTGCGTAGGAGAATGCATCCTCTAGCATCTTCATTACTGGAATGATTCCAGATGACTGGTTCTCAATCTTCTTGATTGGAGCACCTAGCTCGCGAATGTTGGAAAGGTTAAGGCCAACTCCTCCGCCACGCTTTGATAGCTGTAGCGACGAGGTAACCGCACGTGCGATTGACTCCATGTTATCCTCTATGCGGAGCAGGAAGCAGCTCACGTACTCGCCACGCTGTGCCTTACCAGCGTTTAAGAACGTTGGTGTGGCTGGCTGGAAGCGGCTAGAGATAATTTCTTCAATTACCTCTTGTGCATGCTGCTTGTTGCCACGGCCTAGCATTAGGCCATTCATTACGACGCGGTCTTCGAATCGCTCTAGGTAACGGTCTCCAGCAAAATTCTTTAGTGCATACTGAGTATAGAACTTGTAGGCACCAACAAATGTGGAAAACCTAAACTTATGAGAATAGGCATACTTAAAGAGATCCTTTACGTCATCAAAGCTGTACTGATCTAGGATGGACTTGTCATAGTAATCATTCTCTACAAGGTACTCTAGCTTTTCCTCTAAGCTGTGGAAAAAGACTGTGTTTAGGTTTACGTGGTCAAGGAAGTAGGCCTTAGCTGCGGCTTTGTCTTTATCAAACTGAATCATTCCGTTGTCGTCGTACAGGTTTAGCATAGCGTTTAGCTCATGGTAGCTCATCTTAGTTTCCATATAGTAGTTCCAATCTTCCTTTTATAGTTTCAACATCTTCTGGGGTACCCATAATTTCAACACGTGCTATAAGGGGTACTCCAGTTTTTGCACAGACCAGGTCTGCAGCCTTACAGTAATGCTCTCCAAAGTTTGTATTGCCAGTGCCTATGACACCACGCAATAAATCCCTATTGGCAGGATTGTTTAAGAATATCTTTACTGACTTTGGTATAGCAGGCGACTCACTGCCGCCTCCATAAGTCGGGAAAACCAATACATACTCGCTGTCCACAGTGAAGTTCCTAGCAGCGCTAGGCTTAGTTGGAATCCGAATTCCTGCATTAGTTAGTCTTTCTACGAATCTCTTAGTATTTTCCGAGTAATTGGAAAAGTAAACAATGGCAATTGGCAATGACACCCGAACACCACTCTCTAAATTACATCAAATTGAGATAAATAATCTTCAATTTTTTCTTTGCTGGGTTTATATTGTATCACGTTTTTAGGAAGTTCTTCAGAATAGTCTTTAGGTCTATCCCTAAAAGTATGAACCTCTACTTCTTGGTTAGTGTTTTTAGGAGTGTGAGAGATAGCACCAAAGACAGCACCACAGACAGCGTCTGCAAGGTCCTTAGAGAGCTTCCGTGGGTGGTCTACGCGGTTTTGCTTAACAATCTTAAGTTCCGTTAGCTCTTCAAACAAAAGCTCTATAGAGGGCATTGCTAGCCTCTCTTCGTAAATAAGCATTGCCATATCTTCATAGTGCTTCTTGGCAACAGATACAGTCTCGGTTCTAATGCCTACGGCCTTAAGCTCATTCTGAATATCAAAGGACTGCCAACGGTCAAAGGAGACCATTCCTATGTTAAAGCCCTGCCTTCGCAGATTCTGGATCCACTGCTTAACTTCAGATAGGTTTACGGGGCCTTCGATCCTTGGCTCCCAGTATACGACCGCATCTACTACTACCATAGGTACTACTTGCTCGAAGTCTTTCATTACCTGAACAGATACCCACTTCTCTACGTGGGCAATAGCTACAGCACACTTGTCGTGCTTTTGTGCAAGGTCAGCATGGACGTAATACATCTTGTCTGGATCTGGAGTAAAGGTTTCGTCAAATCTTTTTGAGCTGTCTATTGGGTTGCGAACAGTCATGCAAGCTCTGACCTTTTCACGTTGCTTAAAGAAGGCATCGGATGAGAAGGTAGGGATACATGCAAACCTCTGCATTGCATCGGCAAGGTCTGTATAGAAAGCTAACTTGAAATCGTCTATCTTGCGTGTGGGGTTTACAACCCATGTCGGACGCTTTAAGGCAAAAACTCCTGGGTACTTGTAGTTAATGATAGTGTCTTCGTCCCAAGTAATGTCTAAGCTGTTTCCCTCTGCATCTTCTGGTAAGTCTGGATTCATAATAAACTTATGAGTCTTAGCTATTACTTCCTTCTCTGCAATGACAGCGTCGTATTTCTGAGAGATAAAGTCTCCTGGATAACGTGGGAATGATAGCAAAGCTACCTTGCCTAGGTCAGGAAAGCGAGAGTCTACGGAAGCACGGAAGGCCTTGTAGATGTTATCTGCAGTCTTGCCCTGGTCATTACCTGTGTTGACCTCCTGAGCAAAGCCAGAGATCTCGTCCAGTACTGCTAGGATGAGGTTTAGACCCTCGTGTGACTCACGCTCAGAGTGTCCAGAGTAAACTGTTATTGAATGATCAAACTCAATGCTGTCTGCCTTTGCGTAATACTTTCCCTGGAACCACGGAGATCTTTCA